CTGCAAGAACGGACAAGGAACAACCTTTACTGGACCAGTTGGCCCAGAGATAGAAAGATCCCGTGCACCGAAAGTAATTCCTCGCCCTGCTGGGTTCTGAAGCTGATCGTGACGTCCGAAGCTGGTCGCAATGTTTACCAGTGACTGGTATACGCGAGGCTCGCACATGATCATGTTGGGGTACGCATAATTTGGCCCACCCAACAGTTCTCCGAGGATATCCTGCAACTGCTGTGGAGAAGTCGCTGCACCTTCGTTGTTCAAGTAGTTCTGGGAAGCGGAAATTGTACGCTTACCTGCACCACTTGCGCCGTTGATTGCAACACTCTGGCTAGTCAACTGCTTGAAAAGACCATCAAAGTGAAGGTCGTTCAGGCTGCTGTCAGCGTGGAAGAGATTACGCTCAACCTTACCAATCAGTGCTTGAGTTCCATCAAGTGTTCGCTGGGCCAGTGCGCTCTTATCAACACCAGTGATACCAACCATTGTGGCGACATCGCTGAGTTCGATTTTTTCGGCAAGATACTTGATCTTGACGATTTTGCGCTCATAGCTCGCCTCGGAAACAGTACCACCTGCTCCTTCCGCGATGAATGGATCCATGTCCATTGCACCATGCTCTTTAATCACGTTGGACTCGTGGAGTGTGCTCTGTACGGGCACTTTTGGAATGTTCTTCCAAAACACGATGTGTTCCATAGTGAAGGTCGCGCTATCCAAAGTATTTTGGATGCTCTGCGGAACCAATGGAGCAATATCTCCAGAGAATCCGACATCACGATCAACACCTGAACCGGGGTATCCAACATTCGCTTTCGCAAGTGCACCACCATTGGCTTTTAATGCTTCATTAAGATTGCGAAGCTCTCGCACAGACACGAGAGAGTTCGCAGTCATTCCAGTAAGTCCCGGCAATCCAGCCATTACTCTTCCTCCTGCTTTAAAGAGCCTCTTTTAAGAAGCCTTATTCAATCCAACAATTTTAGCAACATGCCCAATGTGAGCACCTGCATCTACGTCTGCCATCGCTTTCGCCAAAGTTTGCTTTCGCTCCGATCCTACTTCTGGATCTTGGAGTTCCGTCATTGCTTTAGCAATCACCTGTTCCCTCAAGCTAATTGTATTGCTTTCGGGAGTCTCAACCACAGTCTCGCCCGGAGCCGGAACCGCTTCAACAGTTCCAGTCACAGCGCGTGGAGGCATAGGAACATTCAAAGATTTCTGAATGTTCAGCATGCTCTGTGCCAATGTGTCGAGATCCGCTTGAACTTGCCACGTAGCCTTTGCGAGTGCTGCAACTGCCGATGATGACATAGTTACAGCTTTTGCAAGCCCGTCGTAACGAGAAACGACCGAAGATGCGATTGAATCCGCAGCTTTGGCGAAGTCTTCGATAATCTCGGTGACATCGTAGTCTTCATCCTCAAAGTCAACTTCTTCTGTCTCAAAAGTGCCTTTTGCAATGCTGTCGTCCTCATCCTCGATGAGTTCGTCGGAATCAAATTCCTCAGCATCCCAAGACTCAACAACATCGGAAATTGCCTTTTCCATGGCTTCCAATTCTTCAAAGGCAGCAGACTTTTCCACTGTTTCTTCAGCCTCTATACCACCCGCCTCAATGCGGCCTTTTACAATTACTTCAGCTTCGGCTGGGTCCATTCCCGAAGCCAGCAAGCTCTTGCGAAGCTCATTCGCTTTCATCGCTCATCCTCCAACCGCAGCCGACCTTTTGCTTCTCTAATTGCAGCAAGTCCCTGCGCCCATGTTAAATGCGGGTAAGATTTCAAAACCCGCGTGACTAAAAAATCCTTCTCGTCCATGCCTCTTCCAAAACTAGCGGAATCAGCGTTTCCTTGAAGGCTCTGACGAACAAGTGTTCCAACGCCACCCACTAAACCTTGGTCCCGAGGGACTCCGGCTCCGGGGTAACCGACTGTTCCACCATCCGATTTTTGCTGCACAGGAAATTTGTGCACATTTGAATAAGGGTCAAAAGGCATGCCATACATCATTGGGTGCATGCCGATTCCCATTTGTGACATGGCGAGTGGCTCAAACCATGCATCTTTGTTTCTTGGCTGGGGGCTAATCGCAATGGACCTCACGTCCGAGCGTTTGATAGTTCCACCATCACGCTCAAGGACGCGCCCCTCTATACTCATACCTAACCGCCGCTGTCCTCCGGCTTTCCGCATTGCAACGGCTTTTTCGTACACAGCTTTTCCCACAGGGTCGGTCAGGTACAACTCCCCTTTTACAAGGGTAGTCGGCACACCATCAATTTCAGTGTGCTCAATTTTCAAAGGCTCCCCAATAATGTTCATTGCATGCATTGGGTGCTCTAGCGTAAAAAATCCGTGCTGCGAAAACCAAGACCAGTCAATCCCCTTTTGGATCACGACTTCTCCGTCCTGATCTACACTTTCACTTGAAGCGACGCCACGAATAGCCCCTCGACCGCGTTCTTCCGCGTCCCCTGCTTTCTCAAGGTCCACGTCAAACTCAGTCCATAGGCGAACGACATTTGGATCGGTCCAATTTCGCACAGTTATTGCCTCCAATTGGGCTTATGCTACGTCTCATTGCTCACACGGTCAAGATGTGTGCAAATATAAACTATAGTGGGCGTAAACGCCCATCACTAAGTATCCTAAGCCCCGGAGGCACTATAACGGTGTCACACCGGCAATTTGGGTGAATCGGCCAAGATGTTGGTAGCCAATTTGCTCTTCTACGTCCAACATTTGTGCCATTACCCTGTAACTCTTCTACTCCAAAAACCAAAGGATTGCCATCTTTGTCAAGTAGAAGCCTCAAACAATCAGGACAAGCGCCGTCTTCAGGCACTCTCGCGACCTGCGTATCTTCCCCATAAACTCGGTAGCCATCAAGGATAATTCCGTCGTTGAATGCTCCCTGCAGTTCTGTCCTCGCAATCCTATCCCAATTTCTTGCATAGTCTTTTTGCTTCTTTGCGAGTTCCCGAGCCAGTTTTTTTGCGTCCCATCCCTCTGCTACCGCTTCGGCTGTAAGTATTCGGATATCTTCTCGGCGTTCGAGTCTACGATCTTGATCTGCCTCAACCGCTATATCCTCCCCTGTCCAAACCTCTTCGGCAATCGCCCTTGCCTCTGCGTCTAGCACCGTCCCTAAACCTCTGGCGTATTCACCTGCTCTGGTCCGAGCCTCGATCCACGCTTCTCTGAATTGACGGTCAACGTGGTCTGGGGGCCTAACTATTAGAGGCGCGGGGGATGTGTTTTGGGCTGTTGCCGGTTTTGTCACCAATTTTACTGGTTGCTCCAGCGGTGCCAACTCCTCCTCATCTTCTTCCTCACGGGCATCAATCCGGTCGTCGATATGGCTCACCCATTTAGAAAGAGGCCATTGTGTCATTTCTGCCCGTTCTTCTGAGGGTACTGCGTTCATGGCTGACGCTATTTGCAAGGTAAAGCCATACGGGTCTATTTTGTATTTTGAGCCGGGAATAAACACGCCCTCTAATTGCGGAGGTTGCAGGTACCCGCCTTCGAGTAGAAATTCGATCACGGCTTCGCTCAAACCCGAGCCCTCTACGCCCAAAAGCTCCACCAAAAATGCGTCGTGGTGCGCTTGAAATACCTTTTTTAGGTAGTCGCTGAGTTCGATAACTGGGTCTGACTGAACCATATCCCTCTAAAAAATTTGTGCACATTGGAAAAAGGGCCTTTCTGGGGTGTGCACAAATTATTCTGTAAAGTCTAAGTGCTTTTTCGGGTCGTACTTTGCAGCTTCCCGCATCATTTTTTTCATACGCTCTTCGTACAGCCCCGAAACTTGATCGGCTAATTCGTCAATGGCTTTAATTGTTGGTACACCTGCGTGTGGCTTTCTTCCTTTTATAAGCTGGTCACAGCATGCATGCAGTGCATCGTGTACTTTTTCCTCTAATTCTCGTGGGCCAAGTTCTTGGAGTTCTCCGGGGTAGCTTTCTCGCAGTTCGATTTTCACTCTACACCTCGACCATTACAGCTTTGACGTTGTTGTTTTCGTCTGTCATCGGGACCCATTTGCCTTTATGTGCACCCTCTTTTGAGAGATAGCCTTGGTCTGCCCCCCGCTCCACTGCTTTCGCAAGGTTCTCTGTCGCAGATTCTACCGTTCCGGGACCCGCTGCAAGTAGAGCGTTAAACGCTTTTTCGGCGGCCTCTTCGGGTTGGCCATCATTCATGAGGCTCATGGCTTGATTATACAGGTCATCGGCTTCATTGTCGAAGTTGCCGCCCTCGCCTCCGGGCATACCTTCCTCGCCTCCGGGCATACCTTCCTCGCCTCCGGGCATACCCCCTTCGTCCTGTGCCATCATGGTCTGCATGTACACTTGCAAAAACGAGGGTTCTAAGATGAGATTCCCTACATCAGCATCTAAAGGGGGCAGATCGTGTTCGGCCCTCACCTCATTCAGAGTTTTGTACGCTTTCAAGGCAGCAATGTCCAATTGCTGCTTTTGCTCCTCGCTTTTCGCATCAAAACCGACAAAATCAATTGCAAA